ATTTGTCGTTAGGTTGTAATAGATTTTAGGGTCAACATTCTTTGTAATAGTCATACAACGGATGTAGTCAACAGTTTCCTCATAAGTCTTTTCGGACGTTAGGAACGGTTTGCACCATTTTGACTCCCATTTTGAAAGAGATACGAGAGAATGCTCAAGAGCTATTGTCTTATCTTCAGTTTTGTTAAATGTCATCGTTCTCTCGTCAAAACTCTCTGAACCTGGAATAGTAATCTCAAGCATTCTCTTCGTTCCCCATTACTTTCAAATTAAGTGTTCGCTACCTGAAGTGCAGGCTTATTGTCGGTTTTAGGCATAATACCTTCAACAAACTCGCTAGCCTTATCTGCATCAGTTGCAAGCTCCATAAAGATGATGCTATATGCTTCAGTCTGAGAGAACTCTTCACGAACAGTATCATTCTTAATGAACCGGCGGCCATCTTCGGACTTCTTACCATAGGCAGCAAGGATGAGATCCTTAAATACCTTAATAATCTGAGCCTGATCTTTTGCCTTGACAATACGGTCAAGCATGGCAGTCAGACCGCCATCATGCGACAGTTCCATCTCGGAAACTTCGGCTTTGGTCAGATTAAAGTAAAAGTCCTCAGTGCGCTCGACACCATTATAGTCAGTATAAGTAATAGTACGTTTCAGCATAAAGCTTTCTCCTTTCAATAAAAAAAAAAAAGAAAGGGGTCGCCAGCCTAACTGAATACGACCCCCATAATAGAACTTAGGTTTAAATTAATTACTTATTATCAGCGAAGATGGCGATGATCTCGTCCGGAGTGGGCAGAGTGGGTTCAGCATCATCCGAGCCATACAGTTTTGCCTCCAAAGTGGCCAGCTTGGTAGCATCAACCTTAGTGGAGTCAATCGTAATAGTGGAAGTAGCCTTATGACCAGTAACATTTACCGGGGTAGAATCAATCTCCCAAGAGAAAGTGATCGCATCCGGAGAATCATTAATAGACTCATAAGACTTCTCCGACGGCGAAGCGGTACAGCCATAGACCAGATGAATCTTATAGCCATCGTCAGACTCCGTAGCAGTATCATTGCCAATCTGAGTAACCCAGCTAAAGCCGAAGCCCTTGCGCTTCTGCTGACCAATGTATACACCGTCAGCAACAGCGACACTGCCATCGCACTCAGCAAACTCATCAGGGTAAGTGTAAGCCTCAATGGTACCCTTCCAGTTCTCAGCCGAACGGATCGAAGCATACTTGATATCATCTGCATAGAAATCATTAGCCTCGGCACCTTCGGGACTCTCGCTGACCGACGTCAGACCATTCCACACAACGCCAGTAGTGTATGCAGCCGAGTCATCCTGAATGTACAGAACACCCTTGGAAACACCAGTCTCATAGAAACGCTCGCCAGACTTATCCCAAACCAATTTAGACATATGTTGTCCTCCTTAATAATACAATGTAAAAACGTTGTGATACAGATTATCGCTTATATAGGATGCATTAAACGAGCACATCGGGAGCTCCGCGATCTTATCAGGAAACTCACTCTCCGGATCAGAATCAATAACCATAACACTATAAACATTCATCTTGCGGTATGCACTGTTATCCGCTTGAAGTTTATTAATATTGGTTCTTCGATAAATGATACATGGATAGTTGAGTTTCTGATTTTCAGGCGGATTAAAGTATACATTTGAAGAGCCGAGAATATCTCTGAGCTTAGCACTCAGTTCAAGTCTAGTTCCCATTGTATACACCCCCAACGCTCAATTTAATTCGTGGATACTCGATATCAGCACTTGTGATTTTCCACTTAGTGCCTAAATATTCGAGATATCTCATAGAACCCAAATTCTCCAAAGCAAACTTATCGGCGATAATACTGAATGTGTTATTAATGGTAACACTATCGTTTGAAGTATTACTATTCGAATCCCACCGACGAATATTTGTGAGAATATCGCCAGCGTACTTGCGAGTAGTAGTTACTTCTCGGTATACATCAGGGGTCGTTTCGACGGTGCTGATGAAACCGATGTCACCGTAAAACTTTGCCATTGTGAATTTTACCCCCTATTTTGAAATTACTCGGCGACCTCAGTCTCCAGAGCAATCGCACTGTACGGAACGATCAGAGCACCCGAGCAACGAGTTTCGATCAGGTACTTCTGCTGGTTGTAGTCAATGTCGAAGTCATCGAACATGTTGACTGCACCACCCTTATCAGCACCGATGGTATAGTCAGCCAGATTGACGATCAGACCCAGCAGCTTCATAGTCTTGCTGGTCTCAGAATCCTCACGAGTCTGATTCTCCATAACGGGAACAGTTACGATCTTATTAACACGCAGAGCAGTAGCCAGCTTATCGACAGACTCATAGATAACGCGGCCATTCAGATCCTCCAGCAGCAGGAGGTCAGTCAGGACATCTTCAGTAGTGAACAGAGTCGGATTGCCAGAACCCTTATAGTCCTTGCGAGCCTTCACTGCAGCGCGAACGAATGCCTTAGCCTTCTGATCGTCAGTAGCATTCTCAGCATAGGTAACATTGGCCTTGATGGTGAACAGAGCTTCATCTTTCCAGATCGGACGGATATGATCCTCGGGGATCTTGTCATCGCTCGAAGCCAGGCGGCCATCGCCAATCAGGACAGCACGAGCAATTTCCTCATCCAGCATTACCCGCATCTCGCCCTTAAGCCAAGCGATAACGTCGAAATCGGTGATGTCCACAACGTCGTCACGATCCATCTTCTGCTTCTTGTAAACGGTCGTAGGAGCAGTCGAACGCTTCAGCAGACCGAAGAACTCTTCCTTCTTCATCTTACCCTTGATGTAACCCTTTGCACGAGCCTCATCCTCAGTCAGGTCTGCAAACATCGACTTAATGCGACTAAACGGAGTGTGCTTCACGCCATTCATAACAGTACCAACCCAGCCGGTATCACGCTTAATAAATGCCGGGGGAGTATTCAGCACATGATCTTCCGGATACAGGTACTCAACATCATTGATACCATGCTGGAGTGCGCTCTCCTTCATGCTGCCATAACGCTTTGCATCGGTGATAACCTCCATCATAGCGTCGTGACTAAGAGTCTCCTCAGGAACATCGTTCTCAAATACATTATGCTTCACGTCATTGTCCTCCTCGTCAGAACCTTTTTCTTCAAGAGCTTCAGCGATCAATGCATACATCACGTTCTTCTGCTCTTCGGTCATACTGTTAACAACATCGCCAACAGTCTTCTCATTGGTATTATCAGCCATATTTTCCTCCTTATTACCATCTGAATGCTCGATGGTATTCTCTTCCTCGGATTTATCAGCATGAACAATCTCAATGTCGCAATCACCGGAGTAGATAATAGCTTCTTCCGTAGATTCCTCACCAGAATGTTCAAGAACTGCTTCAATTACAGCACCAGGATTCGCGCCAGCCAGTACAACACTGACTTCACGAATAGTACCATGCAGAACATCACTACCAACTTGCTTAAGCTGGTTTGCATAAATGGAAAGACTTGCAATATCGCCATGTTCAATAAGTGCCTTTACATTTCGTGCCTTAGGAGTGTCATTCAGAGTGCAATATGCATAGACACCGTCATCTCGATTCTCCAGATCGGCATGACCAATTACATTTTCAGGTTCGTCATGCTTATGGTTCCAGACAAGAGAAACGCGAGTACCATCTTGATCTCTAAATGCATTCCTACGAATTGTTCGGCCATCAGAACAGCGCAAATCATTCTTAGTAGCCCAGCCGCTAAAAGTATAATCAGCCCCCATTTTGAATCGCCTCCTTATTCTTCATCTTTAAACCCATAGGTCTCTTTATTTTGTATTTGTTCGTCAGATTGATTAAGGTTCTTGTTTCTAAGTTCATCAGCAGAAGGATCGGCAGACGGTTTCATACCAACAATCTGACGGATCTCATTACCAGTAAGAATTTCATTACGAGTAAACGTATCTGCAATGTCTGCAAGTTTAGATACAGGAACAAGCTTAAACGGATCTCTATAGAACTGAATTGATTGTTTTTGGCTTCTAGCAGTCTTTGTTAAGAACTTACGTCTAAACTCCTCAGCAACAGC